AAAATAAACTAGACATTTTGTATGAGAGAATCATTCTTACAGATGAGTTGGAAGACTCAAATTCTTGGTGGAATGGTATTGTGATTTTTGTATTAAAGAAATGAAATTATTTCCACTGTTTCCAACACAAGTCATAGCACATGACTTAGAAAATTATTCTGATTATAGAAATAAACTAATTAGATATTGCTATCAAGATCAAAAAGATTCTGATGGTGTCAAAATATCTAACATAGGTGGTTGGCAATCAGAACATAAACAGATTGATTTGCTTAGTGATATTTACGAAGAGTTGTCTGCATCTCTATCAACCTATCTAAGCACTCAGTTTGCTTTTAGTATGCCATGGGTTAATATTAATCCTCCTGGCACATCTAACGAAAGACATACTCATCCTGGTTCTGATTTATCTGTTGTGATGTATGTTAAGGTGCCAGAAAATTCTGGTGCTATTGAGATGACTAATCCAGCATATATTGAATCATTCAATTTGTTGTCTTCTGTGAGACCAGAAGCAAACCTCGCACCATCAATTTCTATCACACCGTTAGAAGGTAGGGTTTTAATTTTTCCATCTAATATTCTTCATAGAGTTTTGGAAAATGAATCTGATGATGACCGCATTAGTATCTCTTGGAATGTAAAAGTATTATGATTGAAACATTAGACTTGTTTCCAAATGCATTGGGTAGAGTTCTCTATGAAAATGCTGTAGAAACAAAAGAAACCATCATAAACATGATGGAAAATGCTGAGATGGAACCTAATGCAAAGGATCCAGCACTATATCATTTTCAAAATGAGACGAACACTTCTTTCTTACACAATGAAGAACTTAAAAACTTTAAAGAGTGGATGGAGAAAACATGCACTGAATTTGTAAGAGAGACTCTTGGTTATAATATTGGCGAGATGCTTATCACTGATAGTTGGTTGAATCTATGTGATAAAGGAGGAGGACAATACCCACACTTCCATGGCAATGCATATATCTCTGGAACTTATTATGTAAATTTTAAGCAAGGACATTCTCCCTTGTGTTTTAGACACCCAGAGAACTCAACACATTCTCATTTCCCTACAATTACTTTGCAGTCGGATAAATCTAATCCAAATAAGTATAACTCAGATGTTTTTATTTTTCCAGCAGAAGGTGAGTTAGTAATGTGGCAATCTAATTTAACTCATGGGTATACTGAGAATCAACTAGATGGTCGTATTTCCATCTCTATGAATTTTATGCCATCAGTTGTTGCCAATGACAAATACTCGTATAGAGTAGTTCCGTTGGTCTAATAAATACTCATACACACTATCTCTTGTGATTACTATGGATCCCGCAACACTTAAGAAAAACTTTGAAGAGCAAATCGAGTCAACCGAAAAGCAAATCAAAGAACTAGAAGAAAATCTTGCTAAGGCAAAAGAATATAAAATTAAACTATCTGGTGGTTTGGAAACTCTAGGACTTCTAGAACAAGAATCAGAAGAACCAGTAGCAGAAGAAGAACCTGCTGAATAAATACTAAATCCCTTCTTCCTAAATAGGTAAGAAGGGATTTTTTGTGTGTAATGGCATCTCCAAATTCAAGAGCTGAACTCATCACATATTGTAAGAGGCAGCTTGGTGAGCCTGTCCTACAAGTCAATATCGATGACGAACAGGTAAACAATGTTATTGATGACACGTTTCAGTTCTTTCAGGAGAACTGCTACAACGGTATGGAGAGATGCTATCTGTTCCACGAAATCAGTGCTGACGATAAAACAAGGTTTGCTGCTAGTGTAACAACTAGTAATGGCACAACTGATTGGAAAGAAACAACGAATTATATTCCAATTCCATCTCATGTTACTGGCATCAGTAAAGTATTTGGTCTTGTCAGCAACTCAATCCGTTCTAACCTCTTTGGTGTTGAGTATCAGTTGTTCTTGAATGATCTCTATGCATTCGGATCACTTGATATCCTTAACTATTATATGACTAAGCAGTATCTAGAAACTCTAGATATGGTTCTGAATAATGGTTCGTTCCAACAGTTCAGATTCACAGCGCGTCGCGATCGTCTCTATATGGATCTTGACAAAGACTTCCTCAAGAATGGATCTAACATCCTGATTGAGTGTCATCGTATGCTTGATCCTACAGATGCCACAGAGATGAATAATGATCCCTTTGTTAAAAAATATGCTACTGCTCTCATGAAGAAGCAGTGGGGTATGAATCTAATTAAGTATAACAACGTTCAGTTACCTGGCGGTGTTACTCTTAATGGAAGAGAATTATACACGGACGCACTAGCAGAAATTGAGAAAATCGAAAGCGAAGTTCTCAGTAAGTATGCAATTCCACCTATGGATATGATCGGATAAGATGCCTACCAGTCCCTACTTTCCAACATACTACTCAGGTCACAGTGGCGAACAGAATCTCATTCAGGATCTTGTGGATGAGCAAATCAAACTGTTTGGTACAGATATATACTATATCCCTAGAGTCGTCTTAACAGACAGCACCTTAGATGAGGTAAGATACTCCAAATATCAGGAGCAATTTCAAGTAGAAATGCTCCTCCAGAATGTTTCTGGATTTGGAGATGGTGCAGAGTTTGTCAGTAAATTCGGTCTTCGTATTACAGACGAAGTTAAGTTCCGCATTTCAACTAGACGTTGGGATGAAGTAGTAGCACAACACAATCCAACTCTTGCATACGACGGAAGACCTAATGAAGGAGACCTTCTTTACTTCCCACTAACAGAAGATATTTACGAAATTAAATTTGTAGAAAAAGAATCACCTTTCTTCCAGTTTGGAAAGATCCAATTCTACACACTCACGTCAGAACTTTACGAGGTTGGCAGCGATTCCTTCGAGACTGGTGTTGCAGAAATTGATGATGTGGAACTAGAGTTTGGTTCTGCTATCAAACTGGTTATGGATCCTGGTGGATCTGGTGACTTTACAGTTGGCGAAGAAGTTGTTGGAGATGAGTTCCTTGCTAAAGCAACAGCAACTATTAGCGGTGATGCTGTAGATAGTATCACGATTACTGACAGTGGATTGCATTACAATGCATCGTTACCACCCACAGTAACCGTTACAGGAGGCGGAGGAAATGGTGCTACGGCGACTGCTTCAGTTAGTTCTACTGGTCTGGTTACTGGTATTCTCATCACAAGTGGTGGTAGTGGGTACAATTCTGTACCAACTGTCACGATTGACTACTCCCCCAAAGATAACAGAGCAGAAGTCAAGTCCTGGAACAGTTCCACAAGAGAACTTCAAGTTATCAACAGAACAGGAACCTTTACTACCGCTGAAGTAATCACAGGTCAAACTTCAGGTGCCAAGTGGAGTCCTGAATCATATGACACTCTAAATAATACGAGCAGCACATATTACGCTCAGAATAGAGAAATTGAAGATAGTGCTGATGACATTATTGATTGGACTGAAGGTAATCCATTCGGTGAATTTGGAAATCAAACAGGTAGCTTCTAATGTTAGGATCACATTTTTATAATCAAATTGTTCGTAAGAATATTATTGCGTTTGGTACGCTCTTCAATAATATTGAAATGAAGAGTACGGATCCTAGCGACGGTACTGTATTAGAAACTACTAAGGTGCCATTAGCGTATGGACCCAAGCAAAAGTTCTTAGTCCGTCTTACAGACACTTCGTCTACTAAAGTAGCGATTACTCTGCCTCGAATTTATTTCGAGATGACTGGAGTCGAATATGATTCTACCCGTAAGACATCACCAATTCAAAAATACAAAACAATCATTGCTGATAATGGTAATGAAGTGCGAGTGCAGTATGTTCCTGTTCCTTATAATATAAATTTTGAATTGGGAATTATTGCTAAGTCTCAGGACGATGCTCTACAAATTCTAGAGCAGATCTTACCATACTTCCAACCTTCATTCTCTGTGACTCTTAATATGATTCCAGATATGAATGAAAAAAGAGATATTGCTATTGTTCTAAACAACATTGGCAGTGAAGATGAATGGGATGATACTTTCTTAAATCGTAGGTACATTGCTTACACATTAAACTTCACTATGAAGTCTTATCTCTACGGTCCATACAATACCGCAGACGTTATCAGAAAAGCAATTATCCACGAAACAATTGGAGATCTTGCTGTCAACCGCAGAACTATTACACGAACATATACACCTAAAGCAACTACAGATATCAATACTGATGGCAATATCGATGCTCTCGATGATGCATTAGTCGATGCTGGTGATGACTTTGGATTTAATGAAGGGATTGAATTCTTATGAGCCTAGAAGAGAACATGGAGGAGATCCTCAACATTAGTGCAGAACCTGTTGAGGAGAGCAAACCTTCTAAACCACAACCA